TTGATCGCTCGCGCCCTGCTGACGGAACAACTCTTGAGCCTGTCCCTGCTCCCTGCCTAATTGCATCCCCTGACGCTGTGTATTCAAGTTTGCACCAAACTGCTGTGATTGTAATTGTTGCTGTCCTTGCTGAGTGGCTAATTGACTTGAAATATCTGCAAGCCTGTTGCCCTGAGTCTCGCGCTGCTTCATCATAGCTTCGGTTGTGCCGCCCGTGGTCAACATACCTCTAGCGTTCATGTCCTCGGCTATGCCCTGACGTTCATCCTGCCCGTACCGCTCAAGACCTCTCCTAGCCATCTCAAATTGAGGATTAAAAGCGTCACCGACTGCTTTATTAGCGTCGTAGTTTTGGAAATTAAGGTTGCTGTATTGGTAAGGGTCGCGCTGTTGAAATTCGGGAGTGTACTGTTGCAAGGGCGAAGTATTCGATGTCATCTGGCCTGATATGGCCTGGCCTGGGGTGAACTGTGGAGCCATGAACTGCTCCATGCCCTCCATGCGAGCCAGCCTGCTTTGTGCTTCCGAAAGATCATCCGAGTAAGGATTCCAAGGATTCCTTCCAGCATATCCTTGACCTTGTTGTCCATATAAGGCGTTACCAAATGGGCTTCCATAATCAGGCCCAGCTTGGCCCGTTGGCCCCCAATCATTAACTTGCCCTTGTAACTGCGCGACCCTCTGTCGCTGTTGCGCCAACATCTCAGGAGTCTGAAACTGGCCCATCATGTAATCGTTGAGAAATTCGCCCTGCTGCTCCCAGCCTGGGCCTCTAAACGCTTCTGCGTCGTTTCCTCCGCTGCCGAATAGGAAATCGCCTATCGCACCCAAAAACCCCGCTGAAATCATAGCCTACTACACTTCCTCCGACTTAGGAGCCGACAGCCCCGCTTTATGCAATTTATTAAATGCGCCTTTGGTTATAGCATACCGCTTTACGTTGTGGAACTCCCCATCTACATATATTTCGTTTTCCATAACGCCCTCAGTCTTAAATCCAGCCTTTTCCAACAAACCGATTGATTTTTCGTTATCTTCCCTCGGTGTGCCGATAATCTTGTAAAAGTTCATCGAGTTCATCACATAATTGCACATTAGGATAAAAGCCTCGTTAAACATACCTTTGCGCTGATGTGCATTGTCCACAAGCCCGCGAATCTCTAAATTGCGATGTCTCTCCTTGATGGCTGACAAAACTATCAATCCGATAACTTCATCGGGTTTATGAGCGTTTACGATCATGTAAGCGTTTCTCAACTCCGTTGCCCTTGCCATTGTGACAGGCTCGCTATTGCCGAAAAACATTTGATATTCCCCTGAGTGATTCCACCTGTAAACATGGGGAGCGTGAAACTGTGGCTCAAACGGTAGCAATCTTATGTTGTCGTTAGAAAGTCGCATTAATAGCTTCCCTCCGCTGCCCTTGCTTCAATTTCGAGTGGGGCGTTGTAATATCCGTAACGGATAAATTGGTAGAGATAGAGTGGCAAAAAGCCAACTATCCAGTATCGTTTGTACTGCTCTAAATGCTTCTGTTCGTGCCTTATAAGTCTGCCGTTCTGTGCTTGCGACTTCGGAGAAATAAATATGAACGGCCAAAGAGTCACACCTTTAGTGCCTGGTGTTATCCAAGCCGCCATCTTAACTATCAACTTCGCTGTAAAATTCGTAATAATCATATCATTTGTGATGGTAAGGGTGACTGTACAATAGCCACATTATCAACCGCCGTCCATGTTCCGCTACCTACCTCTTGAACCTGTACATAAATAGTATGTGCGCCAAGCGTTAAAGAGCTTTGCGGAACGGTTACGCTCCACGCCGTTGTTCCTGTGCAATCAACCCACGAACCAGCATCAACTTTGTATTGTACTTTGTTTACCCCAACCGCATTGACCGCTGTTCCATTTATTGCTAGTCCAGTTCCAGACCTATAAGCAATAGCTGCTGCTGTTGGTGACGTAATTGAACCTGTTGAAGCTGCATAAGGGGTATAGGTGATAGCAAGTTGAATAGCGTAACCACTTTGGATTAGCCCACCATAGTTTGTACTCCATCCCTCTCCAGTATAGCTAACGTAACCAAATACGTTCATATCCATGTTTTTTACATCATCCCAATCAGTTCCCCATGTTGGATGATTGGCATCACTTGTAATATCATACCAACCAGTCCACGTTGCAGATACCGCAGCTGTGCCAGAAACATCAAACATAGTGCGTAGCGTTCCTGCTGAACCGTTGAAATAAGGAGTGGTATTTACATAGTTTCTACCAGCTACGGGATTTTGAATAAATAGAGTTCGGCCTATATCGTAACGGTATCTCATTTCTACTTTTGTAATTCTGCCTAAACTTGTACCAACACATTCGTTCCCGCTACACCTCTGGTTTTCAGTTTTTGTTACTGTGGCGTAAGCATTTGTTGTAGCAAATAGATATGCTCCAGTTGATGTATTACCATCAACCATATAAGCAGGGTCACTCCACCCACTACTACTATATGCATTAAAATAATAATATGCTATTGCCATTAGCTCGCCTTTATTGTGTATTCAATCCAAACTTGAAGCGATTTAACACCCGTAGTTGTTGGTAAGTCAACTCCAACGATGTTACCCGCTGCAACCGTAGTGGTTAAAGCCGCACTCGCTGCCTCATCAGATGCAGAAGTCGCAACTGTTGAAATGTCTGCCGAATGAGTTTGCGGGTCTGACCAATCCTCTAAAACAACGCTATAGCTAGAATCTGCGTCGGTCTTAATTCCAAACTTCGTGATTAAAATACCGTATGGAAACGCTAGGCTTTCAACTGGAAGAATCGGAACGAAGTTAACCTCGTCTTGGATATACTCAGGAAGTATAAAAGTACGGGTGAACATTAGTCTTTGCCCGTACACAGCACCATTAAATGAGTGCGTCCCCGTCCAAGCGTAATCATCTGTCAGGTCAACATTAGCCGCGTCAATGCCGCCGTTCTGCAAAGTATAGATCAGCGATATCCTTGCGTTGACTTCAAGTGCATCGGCCACTGTGCCGTTGGTAAATGTATATGGATCGACTTGGACAGACATGTAATACCTCCTAATACTTAATTATATATTCCGTATATACGTTTATTGGTCTTGTTTCGTTGCCGCCAGAGCTTTTTGTGTTTTGTGTTAAGCCAGCATCTTCCCTGACATTGTAATATCCTGCTGATCCACCTTCGGCATTGTTATATGCGTTGGCTTTGTAGTCGTGTTTATGCGCGTCAATCTCATGCCCTTGAACCGTTCCGACATTATCACCCGTGTTACCGCCCGTTGCCATTGCTGTTCTACTTGCAGCATCAGGGTCATTACCTTCGCCATGATCTACGCCACGGAAAAACTTGCCTCTGCAATCGGGAAGGTCGAAAGTCGTTGACCCGTCACCCTCTCCGCAAGCCTCACCCATGATTGCAAACAATCTCGCGTATTTCGTGCGGGATTTAGCAGAGCCGTCACACATTAAATAACCAGACGGTGCGGTTGTTCCCATATACATTTTAGGCATCCCAATTTCTGCAAAATCAATACTTGAATATAGAATGTACCATTTAGAAACTCCGTCTGATCTCAGGGTGATTGTTTCGTTATCCACAGATAAAATCTTTGAAGATTCACCGTCTATCGTATCGGTTCCAGTCCTTGAAATAGTCCAATTGTTTGTGGCATCAACAAGTTTCAAGGTATAAGTCAGGCCGAGATTGCCAGCCGCCGTGGGTAAAGTCGTTGTAATAGCACCGCTAGATGTATCTCCCAAAACAACCCCAGCGTTCAATGCTGTTAAAGAGCCTGTTCCCGTAATGCTCGTTGTTTGCGACATCGGGCTTTTATTATACCACTTGTAAAGCTGCCCGAACTCATCGTTTAGGTTAAAATCGTCATGGTTATGCTTCTGTAGTAGCAAGTCGCTCATTAGTCCTCTGTATATTCAGGCTGCATACCTAGATCAGTAACCCCAATGATTAGTTCTTCAACCCTCATGGCTTCGTCTGCTACGTTATGGCTTAACTGCGTTAGGATGTACCTACCCAACACAGCACTTTCTCCTACTGTCGGGATCATCTTGCAAGCTGTGTATTTGGTAGAAGGGGATGACCAATTGCCAGTTCCCCATACTAGCGTTCCCCACAACCCACCAGCGGAAGCTATTGTTAGAGCAGCGGTTCCGCCTGTGCTCTGCGTTGTAGCTGTAACGCTCATATTCGTTGCTGATGATTGAGTTGTCTGCACATTCATATCTGTGAGCATTTTAACATGACTCGGAGAACCGAAGTCCATTTTGCCCGTTTGCCATTTGCTTTCAATAAGCGTCGTGCCTTCGTCCGACAAACCAATGTCTTGATGCAGCGCAAACCCGCTATAATCGCCTGTAACTAGATATTCAGTACCAGCAGACGAAGAAAATATAGACATAGCGTTTGCTGTTATGCCTGTGTGATAAAGATTCGATGAAAGGGGCTTGCCTGTTTCGTCATTCGTGAATCTGTCGTTGAAGTAATCATAAATCAATATCTGGCTATGTGTGGTGTCCGAGCCTAAAGACATCGTAAGCCAGTATTGGTTCAATGCTCGACAATTAGCAGATGAACAATAAGCGTGACGGCTTCTATTCATTTGGTCGTATAACGGTTTTGCTGGGTCACTTAACTGCAGGAGATTCTTTGAGCCGTTGAATCCCTTAACAGTTCCCTCGGTAGATAGAAACGCAAGGATATTGCCATGTCTCCTAGATTCAATCTCTTGGATAGAATAAGCAGATGCACAACCTTCGCCTGATACAATGGTTTCGATATACATATTGCTTAACGGGTCGGTTCCAGACACAGCACTGATAGCGTCGGGTTGGAATACAATCACTCGATCGCTAAAGACTTTAATTCCTGTTATATCGCCACCACCGCCAGCGAACCTTAAAACGTCGTTGGTTAAATCCCAACTCTCGCCATCTCGTAAGCCAGATAAGTAAACGAAGTCACCAACGACAACCCATAGTTTATTTTTATGAACGAGGGGATACTTAAAATTAGTAGGAGGTGTACCACCCAAAGCTGCCGCATTGCCCGTACCTGTCCACTTAATCGGCGCGTCACCGTCTTTACAAGCGATGATGATTTCATTCGTTGCCCCCGAATCGTAGAACGTAGCGAAAGACGCTAGTTTGTTCACGTTGTCCGTGAGAGTAACCGCGCCCGTTTTATCAACAAACGCCCCGCCTGTATATTGTCTGAACGAATCACCACCCACACCAACCTGATAATTAGTGCCGTTTAAGCGGCCTGAGTACAGCCCCACGATGCCTTTGGCTGTTGTATCGGACTTCTCCTTGAAAGCAACGGTGTTGAGCTTTGTAGAGCCTTTACGCTGTTCAACTGATTCTTCTGTAATGTTCACGTTCTGCAATCCAGAGGACTCCCACATGTGAATAGCGGTATCTGAAATCTTGGTGTTAAGGCCAAGAAACCGCTTAATCCGCACAGGAGTTGTAGTTTTCTCTTGACCCATTACGTCCTCGGAAAGTTAGACGGAAACTGCGCTATTGGCAGCGATCCGTTAGAAGCAGAATCCATTGACCAAACGCCTGACGGCTGCTGATCGTCTGCCTTCATTTCTTTAATTCGTGATTGAAACTCGCCATAAGTAGTTTGAAACATTGCCGCGTTGTTCAAATGCTTGTAACAGCGAGCCATTGCGTACAACTCAGGAACGTCGTGATACTTCTCAGGGATTAAAGAAATATCGGTTGTTGCTGATAGCGTTTGCAGCTTCATCGTGAAATCGTAATAGATCGTGTCCACAGCCGAAGGAACGGAATACGGAGCTACCAACGGATGAGAGACAGCGCGGTCTTTCGGGGCTATCACGACATTCGTAACCGCCGCAGCGTCCGAAGTCACAGTAACATAGCCAGCCGTTTCATCGTCCTTTGACAAACTCATTACCTTTGTGAATGAACCCGTTGAAACAACATCAGTCGTGCCGTTTAGCGTAATCGTTTCCGTAATCATAACGCTGCCAGTATTCAACCCTTGGATAGTTATGTTTGCCGTATCTGCTACCGAGGAAACAAAGGTCAACACTGACGTTGCGGTCGGCTGATGCTGCACAGGAGCGTAGCCAACAAGCCTGTAAAGATACGACGTACCCGATGAGTCTGCTCCCGGGTCGTGCATCCTAAATTCTTGCTCGCTGATCGAATCAATGTATTGAGAGTCTGTCTCGTTGTACATCGTGATAATTTTAGACGTATCAACAAGGGGGCTGAGTGCGTAGACTTTGGTTGCGTCAACGGTTGCAAACGAATACCCGTATTGCCTAAGCCATGACCAACCCTGCTTTTTACCCGAAGCTGAACCCACGACCTTCTGACCTCTATCAAGCCAACGAATGATAATAGCGTCGATATTCGTTATCGGGTGACACTCAGCGTTCACGTTTTTTACCATCTCGCCTGTGTTCATTTATTCACCTATGATGTTGACTGATTGAGCTTTAACGCTGACCCACAAAAGAGGTCAACAATGGCTTTTCTAACTACTGTGTCGGTCGTAAGGCCATGCTGTATCACGCCAATTCTTAGATCGGCTGCATCACCCGCGCCGTCATCTACACAAGCCGTTCCAGCAACTACTGACTCGCCTGTTGGGAAAGTCGTTCCAGCGGCTACCGCATCAACTAGCGGATTTATTCCTTCAAACTGGAACCAACCCCAGTCGTATTGATCGTGAGCTGCCATCGCTACGCCAGCAACTTCTGAGGCAAAGTCTCCATCGGCTGAATCTACAACTGCCCAAGGGAATATAATTGTGAAAGCGTCTGTATCAACTGGAGCTACCGAGAAAGCGTCACCGATTGTTACGATGGTTGCGCTATTCGCTGTAATTACTCCACTCTCGCCCTCTGGTGCTGCTCCTGAACCGCCAGCGTCGTCTAAACAATACAAGATACCGCCAACATGAATGTCAGCCGTTAAACCTGTAGTCTCAATCGTAGTGGTTGAGTGAGTGCCAGAGATGCTTGCTATGCTTTCGTTTGCCGTCACGCTCTGCAACTGACCGACAGTACAGCCGCCCGATTGATCGCAACGCAAATACTGAAACCGCCTAAAACCAAAGTACGGGCTGAAATCCCACCTGATAGCACCGTAAGGTTCTAAAGCAGTTGCCGAGCTTGAATCTAACTCTGCGCCCCAACCCAATCTCGTAGGAAGGTTTGTTTCTAAAAGTTTCGCGGCTGTCATTGTCATTGTTATTCTCCTTTATGTGCTTTAGTAAAGTGCATCTTCATGCCCTTTTCGGTGGCGCAAACATAACCACACTTTTTACAGCGGAATTTCTCGATCTCGCTTGCGTGTTTGGCTGCTTCGCCTTTAGCTGTTCCGTCACCTGACACTTTGGCTGCTACTTCTACAACCTTTTCAGGATCTTTTACTGGATCCGCTACTTTCTTAGCAGCAGCAGGACGGTAAAAGTCGCATCCCTCTGGAGGAATGATTTCTATTTTCTTCGGGTTCTTCGTAAAGTCTGGCGTGTCATATCCCATGTTGGATCTCCTTTGTTTGCCTTTAATTGGCTTATGAAATGAAGTGGGCCATTTTGGGGGTGCAGCCCACTCCAAATCAAAAACCAACCTATGCGGTTGAGGTTCCAAGTTTAAGAGCCTGACCACAGAACAGATCGACAACGGCATTTCTTGCTACCGTGTCAGCCGTGAGGCCGACTTTAAGAACACCAACTGAAAGATTATCAGCATCACCAGCACCATCATTCACGGTTGCGGTATCAGCAACAACCAACTCATTCACGATGAGGGCTGTTCCTGCTGCAACTGCTTTGGTGTTTGGATTGATACCGAAAAACTGCACCCAGCCATAATCGTACTGGTCAGGAGAACCCATGACAACACCAGCTACCTGATGAGCCATGTCACCGTCTGCGGAATCATCAACGGCCCAAGGGAGCAGGACGTTGAAATCATCATTAACCGCAGGGGCTACTGAAAAAGCGTCAGCCGCGGCAATCGTGATGGTTGTCGTTGTGTTCTCAACGATTACACCGCTTTCGCCTTCGGGAGCCGCACCAGAACCACCAGCATCATCTATACAGACGAGAAGTCCACCGTCATAGATGCCAGCCGTAAGGCCACTTGTGGTGATTACGGTTGTGGTTCCAGATGTGATGTTTGCAACTGAAACAGGGTCAACATAAGACTGCAACTGTCCTACCGTTGCGCCGCTGGCCTGATAAAAACAAACATACTGGAATTTACGAGGGCCGAAAACAGGGTGTTGATCTTCCCTGATAACTCCCAATACTTCTTTGGCTGTTGAGCCAACTTCGTCTAGCTTCGTTGCCCATCCCATGCGCTTGTTAGCGTATGATTGAGCTATTGTGTTTGCTGCGATGGTCATTTCTGACCTCCTTTCAAGGTTTCAAGTTACGTTGTTACGCCATAGAACACGCCAGCAGACTCGGCTCTGTCGGTTGTCAACTGAGCATAGAGTTTGTATTTGGCAGCGAGGTAATCGCCATCAGCGGGTTCAATGAACTTGCCCATCGTGAAGTTTGCCGCACTATTGATATAGAGCTTCAAGTGCTTCGTGTTGAGACAATAGTTCTTGCCAGTAGGTGTATTGGCATCATGGATAACGTCGATTCCCTGATACTTGAGAGCTTCAAAACCGAGGCTGGTTAGCTTCGTGTTCTGATACTGCGCCTTGCCCCATGCAAGAGTCTCAAGATAGCCGTAATCGGTGCTGTTCATAACAATGATGTCTGGACGGTTCGTGCCTCTGGTGAGGTCGCGAATCAACGTGGACAAGTAAGGCATGAGGTATGTACCGTAAGCACCGATAGACTTGGTTTTGTTGCGCCAGAAAGCGTTTGTCGCACGATCTATTCCACCGAGAACGCCTGTGGTTGGAGCGTGGTCAACAATCGCTTGAAGGCCGAGCATATCTTTACCGCCGTTGCCCGTACCGTCGCCAAACATCATCTCAGACACTTTATCAGCCATCGAGATTTCAGCTTGCTGCTTCAACGTATCGAGGATGCTGATCTGTTTCTCACGACCAGCGTTCCTTGCTTTGGTGATACCGTCGATTGTTACTGGAACGATGGTCTGCTTCCAGTTATACTCTGCCGCCGTGATGCCGCCTGGATCGGTAAGATCGAGGGAGTCGCGACCAGAATAAGACTGAGCGTTTGCCATCTTGTAGATCATTGGACGGACAATCTTGTCACCACCGCTGACTACAACAGAACCCTTCATCTTCAGATACTTAAACAAGGGGATATTATCCGAGATATTATCCGCCATTTTCTTCTGCAAGTTGTTAAAAGTCGTTGATGCTACTGTATCAAAATTAGTGTTTCCTGGCATTACTGCCTACTGCTGCCCGAGCAGCTTTCTTTCTCCCGACATCGTTGGTTAGCCGCCGCCTAATTCAGCTTCCGCTTGTGCATAGGCTTCTTCCGTAGTCATAGCGTGGCCTGTTCCCGTGGCTGATGGTGTGGAAGTGGAGGCTCCTGCTGCTGTGTTTTCTGCTTTACCATTATACTCAGCGGTCAGTTTGTCTCTCATATCCTGCTCCATCTTTGCCTTGTCAACGGGGTTAGTAGCGTTCCATGCGCTCTCTAGTGTGAGAGTTGGTGCGCTAGACATAAGATCAAGAACCTTATTGCCTTTTAGCTCTCCCGTTAGCGGGTCTTTGTAATCGTACTTGCTCCAGTCCTCGCCAAACTTGCCTTTGCCAATATCGTATTGCTGTTTATAAGCGTTAGCGTACTGTTGATGTAATTGTGGCTGAATGAAATTCTTATTCAAAATCTCATCCATGTCAGCCCTTATTGCTGCTGCACCCTCTGGCCCAAACTGCTCAACCATGTTGTCATGATCTTGCTGAGTAACTTGTGGTTGACGCTGCTGATTCTGCTGCTGCACCAACTTGAGGGCTTCGTTCTGAATCTGGAGTTCGTCAAGCTGAGTCTTGTAACCGTTCTTCTGCTCGATTACCTCCGAGAACCTTTCGTAAGGTACTGGGTCAGGCGAT